CTGGTTCAAAGCAATCGTGAGTACCATTTTTAACATAATCTTTTTGAGATTTCTCTTCATTGGTTTTGAAAGCTCGTCTTATGGTTTGGTGTGTGCCATACATATCAGAAGTTGCAAGAACTTTTGTTCCAACACGGAGAAGTGCTTTTTTGACTAAACTGTGACATCCAGTTTTAATTGGAAGAAAACATTTTTTGTCAGCAGCAGCATCAGTTGGATGAACTGACATTGTAATGACAGAACCAACATCAAGAATGCCTTTTCGTTCTAAAACAAAACGGCAGAGGTTTTGATTAATAACAATAGGGTCTAATTGTGAAGTTTCTATATTCATTGTTTCAATTGCATTTAATGGTTTGACATTAAGGACATCTGGAAGTTGCGATTTACTCATCTTTATTATTAATAAAGATATTTTTTTTTTAATAATTAATTTAAATTAAATAAATTATTAAATGTTTTTAAAAATGAAAAAAATTAAATATATATAATTCTATCTGGACAGTTTTGGCAATTATTCTTTAAGAATTAGATTGCCAAATGTGTCCATTTACGAAACAACAGAAATTCCTTGAGGGGAATACATAAGTTGATTTTGTGCTAATACATAAGTAAAAACTGAGTTTGGACTAGAACCGTTAAGGTCACTTACAACTCTTAATCCATAATTAGTGTTTTTGAAATCAACCCCCACACGATAAGGGTCTTCTGCCACTCCAATTCCAAAAACATCTTTATTCTCAACTTGTGTGAATTTAGAAACATCTTTTCCGTCTAATGGATTGACATTTGTTGGAAGCTGATTTTGTGTATTGAGTGACATTAAACTGTGGTTCATACTCTGATAAGATTTAATACTATTAATAAAATTAATTTCAAGTTCTGAAAGTGGTCTGTCATTTAATGCTGGAGTTGAAACATCAATTTCATTTTCAATTGGAAAATTAACACCACCTTTGAGAAAAGAAACTCTTTGNATTTCTGCNNCCTGATTATAAACACCAGCAGTTGAATTTTGAAGTTTTGGAGTTGCAAANCCATCTTGATTGTAATTGTTTAAGTGAGTAGTTGGAAGGAAATTNTGGAAAACTGAAAGAGTTTTTGCNGTTCCTAGATTATAATTTTGAGTAGCATCAGAAGNATTGACGACTGAATATAAATGACTAATAGCATTATATTGAAGAGAACCTGTGGATGGATTTGACATTTGCTGTGTTCCTTGTTCATCTGGAACTAAAAGATTGTAACTAAGAGAAACATCTCTTAATTGATAGAATGAACCAGTACCAGCGGCAGCATTGTTTTGGTCTGTTCCAGTATTATCAACCCAACCACCGAGAACTTGGCTGTCTGGTGCTAATTGTAACTGAACAATCATTCCACGAATGCCATTTGTTCCAATTGGAATTTCTGAAGCACCACTTAATAAACCAGTTCTTAATGGAATACTGAAAGAAACATCTTGATTGACCATTAATGCTCCATTCATACTTCGTGAAGCAGTAAGACTTTCAACTTGGACATTGGTGTCCAAATCTTCTTGACTATGTGTGACAGATTGTGCAGATGCTAAATAACGACCATAACTTCTAACCACTTCTAAAGTCTGATTGGTCATTGAAGACAAAGTTATTTGGTCAATAGCACTTGAAACACCAATTCTATTTGATAAGGCAATATTGGCAGCACCGCCGCCTTTATTATTAGCATTATCAGCAAGAACTGGAGTTGCTTCAACTGATGTGGATTGATTAACTCTTAAAACACCATTTAATCTCATTGAAGAACCTGAAAGAAGTTTTGGTTGATTTGGAATTAAAAATTGCATTATAGGAAAACCTTCCTTAAAGCTATAAGCATTATTTGCTGGTGGATTGAGGGGGAGGATTTCAACTTTTTCAATATTAACGATATTCATCTTTATTATTAATAAAGATATTTTTTTTTTAATAATTAATTTAAATTAAATAAATTATTAAATGTTTTTTAAAAATTAAAAACTGGACAGATTTGGCATTTTAATCTATAAGAATAATTGCCAAATGTGTCCTCTATAAATAATTACATAACCATTACACCTTTTGATGAAATATTTACTCGTCTTAATGACTGGACAAAGTGTTCATATAATTTTTCTTGATTAGCACCTTCATATTCAACACGAAGTGATAAATCCTGTGGAGCAAGGTTCATTACTTGACCATATTTGGAAAAAGCACGACCTAACAAGAAACGATTTGGAACTCTTAAAAGATTTCTTACACCATAACCAGCATTTACTAAACTCTTCTCAAGTTCAACAATATGAAGTGCATCAGTTCGTTCTGGTGTTTGTGTGTATCTTACAAGATTGATTGGTCTATCTGGAATTAAAGAACCNCCATAAACATATTGATAATTTTGACATCCATCAGTTAATCCTTTAAAACTATCTTTATTAATATTATTNTGTTCAGTAATTCCTAAAGGNATNGATANNATTGAATAAGCACGAGTTTGAACTGCTGGAATAAGTTGATTTGTNANACCATTAGTTGTTGAAAGATTAAATCTGTATAAAGTCCAAGTTCTGAAATCCATTGAAAGACCTTTATCAGAAGAAACTTGTTTCATCATTCCTTCAATATATTGAGGAGGTGGTTGAACTTGTAACATTAACATCTCAATGTCTTGGATAGAATAAGAGATTTTTGTTGCAACTGAAGCAGTAACTGCTGCTGGTGAAGTATTGGTTGTTATAAGACCATTGACACGGTCATTCTGTTTAATATAAATACGAGATGCTGCAATATAATCAGTTGGTGTTCCGCCGACACCAATGACAACACCATTGGCACGATTTGGATTATATGTGATATTTAAATCATTGTCACCATCAACACCAAAAGCAGTTATAACCCCAAGTTCTGTTTCATTAGAACGGTCTGCTTGAGCAATATAAAGCATATCACCAATATCAAATGGATTGTTATTGAATGGAAGAGCATTTCTATTTACACCACGACCATTGGCACTATCTTCAGGTCTTTTGATTGCCACGGTGAAAGTATCTGCTGCAGCAGCTTTTTCATTTCTAGCATCAGCAGTTCCACCAGTTGCTCCAAGAACTGGAGTTTTATTTTCCATATCATTAAAACTTGTATCACTAACAATTGAAGCATCAACAATTCCTTCAGTGGATGGATTTTGAAGAGAACGGTTTAAATTATCTAAAGTCATCTGAACTCTTAAACCTTGAGTTGCAACAACTGGAAAAACACGGTCACCGCCTAAAATACCAGAATAAATTGGTTGTGTGACTTCAATTGTTTTTGTAGTTCGTGAAGTAGTGGCAACTGCTGCCCCCCCAGTCCAAACTGGAGGTGTGCCATAAAGAAGTTGATTATCAACATTCTGATTGGCAGACCTAGCTTCAAATAAATCTCGTTTGTGTGCAATACTTTCATTTTGTGTGTAACCCCACCATTGAGCAGTCAAAACATTGTAATCTTGAATACTTTCTAATTCAGTTGTGCCAGTACCATCCATAATTCGTAAATCACGAAGTAAAGAATGACATCCAGCACGACTATCTGGTTTGGCATAACCACGACCAGACATTGTCAATTTATATTTCAATTGAGTTTGTCTAGGGTCAAAAAATCCTATATGTTGAGGAATTAACCATCTTATATTGTTCTGATTACTTGGATTATAATCAATTTGTGCTTCTGGTTTAATAGAAATAGTTTTTGTTGGAACAAACATTGAATTCTCATTTGCTTTAAACATCGTATATATAATATTGATTAGATTTTATTTTTAGATTAATTATTTAAATTAAAAATTAATTATTAAAATATAATGTTTATTATATAATCATAATGTCTTATAATAAAAAATATGTTCCAAAATCATTGAACAAAGAAGATAAAAAAAAACAAATCAAATCTATTAAAGAACAAAAAGACCGTCCAAAAGTAAAATCATTTGAAAGCAAAAGAAGTCCATTTGTAATTCGTTTTGAAAAGAAATTTGGATTTCCTATAACTGATAAAGCAAAAATAAATAAAAGTTTATTGGCAACAACTGGAATTAATAAAATATTAAAAAAAGGAATGGCTGCATATTACACTGGAGGTTCAAGACCAAATCAAACAAAAGAAAGTTGGTCTTTTGCTAGATTAGCAAGTTCTTTATTATTTGGAAAAGCAGCAGATGTTGATAGAAATGAATTGCTTAAGTATGGAAAAGGAATAATTAAAAAAGAAGCACTTAAGAGATACACTCATAAAATGCCAAATGGACAAATTATGACTGGAAAGAAACACGATAAAAATAGTAAAAAATTAAGCGAAATTTAAATTAAAAAGCAGAAGAACTTGCTGGAGTATCTGTTACACTATCAAAACTAGGAAGTACCATTTCACCTTTTGGATGCTGTGGCAACTGGAGGTGCTGATGGTGCTTTGTGTGGATGATGAAATAATTCATAAAGACCTATACCAATTGAAGCAAATATACCTAAAAATGGAACAGCTTCTGCTGCACCTGCGGCAACTGTGAGTGCTGTGTCAGTAAGGGCAGAAGCAGCGGCATCTGTTCCAGCAGTGATTGCAGCATCTGTTGTTCCAGTAGTGATTGTAGTTGCG